TTGAAGTTCGAGCACGTCAGTGTGGGTGTGGGTGTCGGAGCCGGTGTCGGTGTTGACGGCGGCGCGGGCGCGGGTGCCGGTTCGGCCGTCGGTTCGGGCGTCGGTTCGGGCGTCGGCGCCGGAGTGGCCGTCGGCACGGTCGTGGGCGTTGCGGTCGGAGACGGAGTGGCCAGAATGACAACCACCTTCGTGGGTTCGGGCAACGGCGTCGGGCCGGTCGGTCCGCCTCCACAGCCGGCGTAGACCAGTGCGAGCGCCGCGAACATCAGTGCTTGGTACCTTCTCATCGTCGTTCTCCTTCTTTCACTTTACTATCGTCGTCCGGTTGTTCACGTTCAAGAGCAGCGGGCCACCTGCCTTAAATCGCGCGAAGGCGACCATGTTTTGACCGTTCACGGCGCTGAGAGACGCGGTGAACGGTGTCGACGGGTCGATGGCCTTGAAGATGTTGGTGTATCCTTGCAGTACCGTCTCGTCGTCCTCGATCCGTTGCAGGACGTCGAGTGAGAATACCATGTAGATCTTGAACCTTAAGGTGTCGATCGTCTTGCCGATCTTAACGTTGACGAGCACGAGCGACGCGTCGGTCTTGGCACAAAGCGTTCGCGCAATTTCGCGGGTCTCTTTGGTGTCTCCGTCCGCGCGGCAGTCGTCTGAGGCGAAGGCCGACGTGGCTAGCAACAGCAGCGTGATAGTCAGCAGTGCTTTTTTCATTTTAAGCTTCCATCCAGGACGCGTAGTTCAACGACTCGACGGCGTTCTCGAGGTCATTCTCGGCGAGTGACTTAAGCGCGCGTGCCGCCGCGCAGATCGCGTCGTCGGTGACGGCCGTCTGCACGATGCGCTGTGCCTTGCGGACCAACTCTGTGATACACATAGACTCTCCTACTCTTGTACCTGGACTTGGGACCAGGTCGTGCGTTACGCCGCCCGCGCGGGCGCGGCGCCCTCCGCTTGGGAATGTTAGGCCAGTGAGGCCTCGATCTTCGCGATCGCCTTGATCTTGGCGCGAAGCACGGCGCGCAGTGCACGCTTGGCGCGGCTCATACCGGCACGCGCCTGGCGGATGCGGCGGTCCAGCGCGACCTCGGCGTTGACGACGCGCTTCTTGGCGACCTTGCGGACCTTCTTGGCGACGACCTTGTGGGCCCTCTTGGCCTTACGAACTCTCTTGACCTTGCGCTCGGCCGACGGGACCACCGACTGACTTGGCAGGTTCATTTCCATCTTTATCTCCTTAAGAGTAATGGCGAGCGTGAAGAGCGGCACATCCTAAGATGTATGGCCAGGTTCGACCGTATCTCAGGTCGCCTGGTTCCGTCGCCGCTCTTCACGCTCACCGGCTCGCGTCCGTTCGTGGGCGCGTGCCTGACCACCGCGTGTTGAGAATGTGGTGGCCAGGAGCTCGCCTGCGAGACTAACTTACGTCGAAGTGTTTCATCGCAGTTTGCAGTAGGTGGTCGTAGTCACCTGACTTCATCTCATCCATGACCACCTTGAGTTGTTCTGGTGTCCAGCCGGCCTTCTTGGCGGCCCGGCTGCACAGGCCCATGATCACGAAGGCGTTTCCGTCTTGTCCGACGAGCTTGACACTTGGCTTTTCCATTTCACTCTCCTTGACTCTTATGTGACGTTAGCCTACAGGTGGTTCGGATCGGCGCACGGGCCGGGTTGGTCGCAGGTGCAGGACCGGACCGCTTCCTCAACGCCTCGTCTTGCCATCTCTCCGAACTGTGCTGTCTCCACCGGAGTCCACCGTGAGTTGGCCACGTGAAAGGCCGCGTGGAGTATGAGAGCCTGGTCCAGCGGAAGACTAGCCATCATCTCTTTGATCGTCATCGCACTCTCCTTGACTCTTAGTGCCCGGACTTGGGACCGGGCGGCGCATTAGAGGACGTGTACCGGTTCGCTGGTCGCGCCCTCCCCTCTGCTATCCTTATCTATCTCTATGCCGGCTGTGTGGGTCCTGGGCACTTACGCCCCGTTCCCGTTCTATGTTGTCTTACCCGGCGCGGTCGGCGAGAAGATTCCTCCGCCGCGCTCTGAGTCGGACCGTTGCCTGTCAGGTCCTCTTGGCTTCCTCTCGGGTTGCGGCCGCCGGAGTGCCTCTTTGTTGTCCCGCCCTACAGTTACAATCTAATACCCGAGGGCAGTGATGTCAACAACTTTATTTGACTCGCAGACAACGCCTTACAAGAAGTGTGGGTGGGAGAGAAAAGAGTGTCAAAAAGTGTCAAAGAGTGTGATTGTAAGTTGTTTATTATCAACAACCTACAGGTAGGTCCTCTTCAGATGCCTTGAATGAACCCAACCTGGTCAATCTATCGACCGGTCACACTAAGGTCTTATAGAGGAGGTTCTGGATGTCCCGTCGTGGGTCCCAACACCGTCGAGATGACCAGATCGGCGCCCAACCACCGGCAGAGCGCCGCCGCCCGCTCGACGACCTCCGCCGGCTCGGCCTGGTTCTTTGCGGCGACGTCTTCCCACGGTGTCGCGCCGACCATCTGCAACAGCAACGCCCGCTCCTCGTCAGAGAACTCCAGTTCGCACTCCCGCAGCGGGACGCACGCGCCGCCGGCAAGCACCTTCGTGAGCGGGCACAGTCGGCCGATCAGTTCGACGACGACGGCCGTCTGGTAAAGCGTCGGTCGAAACTCCGTCCGCTTGATCGCGATCCACAGGAACTGAAAGTGTTGGTGCGACGCGTCGTCGTCTATTCTCAATGGTCGAACGGTAGGAGTCATCAGCCGATCCTCACCGCGATGAGCGCGCTGTTAGTGTACACGATACTGTTGCTCACCTGGGCCGCGGCCTGTGCGAATTGAAGTTGCACGGTCCCCGGCGTCGCACCGTTGATGACGAGTCCGTAGATCACCGCACCCTGGTCCACGGTGCCGATGGTCGTCATGACGATTGTGCTGGCCACCGCCGCGCTTGACGCCGCAGAGGCGTGAACGGGAACGACGGCTAACCGACCCGTCGCTCCGGCCGGGTACGTGATGCCGAACTTCGCCCCCGCGCCCGACGCAGAGATGAGGTGTAGAGGCGCGATGAAGATCCACGTCTCGTTCGCCGCGGTGTTGAAGACCAACCCGGTCAAATTTCCGAGGACCGTGCTGTTGTTCTTCGTCACATCTCCCGTCTGCCGTACCTCTTGTAGGTAGGCAGGATATCCGGTCGTCAGGTTGAAGTACGAGGCGAGCAGGTTGAGGTTGTCCCTCACATGCACGTTCATCAGCGCGGCGGAGACCGTCTCCCCCGCCACCCACGTCCTCGGAGTCGTCCAGGCCATTACTTCCTCCCCTTGCCGACGGCCGCGCAGTGCGCCGCGCACCGTGAGCACACGGTGATCTTCTTTTTAGAGCCACTCTTCGATCCGGGCAGTGAGTGTGCGAAATCTTGGAGCGTGACCTCTCCGTCCGCCACATACTCCGGACAGTTGCAGACGTAGCACGTCTCCGGGTCGGTCGGTGGAGGCCACTCCGCCAGGCCGAGGCGAAACAGCGTGAGCACGGACCGGGTGCCCGTGTGCCGGTCGACGGGCACTAGTTCCTGGACGCTCGGAACCTTTCCACACGTCCCGCACTTCGGTGATTTCTCCGGGTCAGGCAGCGTCCCGTCAAGTTGAAGGACGTAGTTCGGCAGCGGCTTGCTGCCCGGCGCGAAGTCTCCCCGCATGAGCGCCCGCTGGTACCAGGCGAGGTGCCCCTCGTGCTCGACCGCCCAGCACCAGTCGTTAGGTTCCGGTGTCGGTGTGGCTGTATCCCGCGGGTCTACCATTCCTCGCCCTCCTTCTCGCCAGACGGTCTACGACGAACGAGATTCGTGTGTCCTGGCCGGCGTGCCAGTCCTCCAACATCATCGCCTGAAGTTCGGGTAGGTCCATGCACCGCGACAACGGCGTCTCGTGCACCTCTCTCAGCGCGTCCTCGGCCCACGTGAGCAGCGCCTTCCACACGCCGCAGTCCGCGCTCCGTCGCGTCACGTCACCGTTGATCGCCGTCGCCGGGCACTGCCCCTTGCAGAGAATGAAAAAGCGACAACCTCGACACCCGCCCTCTTCTTGCGGGCGCTCCGCCAAACTGATCTGCCGCTCAAACGTCGGACGCAGCGCCTTCGGTCCGCGCAGTACGCGCTGACACCCTTGGATAGAGCCGTCGGCCAGGACGGCAGTCACCGACTGCGTGTGTTTCGGGTCACACGCCTGCCAGATGCACGTCGCATGTCCGTCGTGCCCACGTTGGAGATTGAGCGCGTCTGAGAACAGGTCGAAGCGCGTGTGGTGGAAGTCCTTCTGTGCCTCGTGTAGCGCCTGAAGGGTGAGAACGACCTCGTCCTCGCTCGCCTGCCACCGCTCTCCCCCGCGCGTGCGCTGCGCGACGTGGACCCGGACCTGCTTGATCTTCAGCGCGTCAAGTTCCTTCGCCCACAACACGAGTCGGGCACGCCGGTCCTCGCTCGCGTTGGCCGACGTCAGTGTCAGGATGACGCCGACCGGGATCTCCCGTCGTACCAACTCCAACAGATTCTCATTGGCCCGGTCGGTGAATGCCTGGTCACACCGCGCCTCGTTCAGCACGCCGGGACCGTCGATCGAGAACCCGACGTGCACGCGGTAACGCTTGAAGAGTGCCACGATTTCCTGCGTGATGAGAGTCCCGTTCGTCTGGACGCCGTTGCATCCGTGTAGTTCGATGCCCAGTTGCCATAGTTCTTCAAGCCTACCGCGGTTCGTTAGAAGCGGCTCACCACCGAAGAGTGTGAACGGCTCCTTCAACTCACGAAGCATGCCCTCGATCTTGGTAAAATCGTACGCCACCGGAGGCGCGTAACCGGCCTCGTAGCAGTACGAGCACCGCAGGTTGCATACCTCGTTCACGGGTAGGACGTCGATGTGGCTCATGGTCCAACCACCGTTGGCTGGTCCTGGTGATCGCTGTAGGGCGCCAGGTCGTTGTGACTTCCGGGGACGTCGACGTGGTCCGTGTCCGCGCCGCTGTCCGTGTGCGGGTTCGTGTCCGTGTGCGGGGTGGATGAGTCAGTGTGGACCGTCGTGTCCCCGTGCGAGGGATAGGAACCGTAGTCGGTGTGTGTTGGGTAATCAGTATGTACCCCACCCGTGTCCGTGTGGCTCGTCCCGTCAGTGTGGTCGGAGTACGCGGGTGTGTCGGAGTGTGGGACCGTATCGTCTGTGTGTGTTGAGTCGCCGTGTGCGTTGACGAAACTCCTATACCGGTTCTGGCTGTTTCCCGCGATCCACTGGAGGTAGTCCAAGATTCCCACTCGTCCCGAGATGGCCGTTGGCGGCGTGTCGACGAGACTGCCGCCGCAGTAGCGCACGTCGCCCACCGCGTCGATGTAGCGCAGTTGCGCGTTCATTATGCGCATGAAGCCGGCGTAGGCGATACCCGGCGACGAGACGTAGATTCCCAAGAACGCGTGCTCGATCTTCCCTGTCGTCACGTAGTGTAGCGCCGTTCCCTCGACCCATACGCTGCCGGCGGTCTTGTTGCCCGGTGCGCCGTCGTACTTGTCCGCGCCTACGGGCAACTTGAACATGCCCGCCGAGTAGTCGTTTACTCCGGCCGGAACGTTGTTGCCGGCCAGCGAGACGACGTCGCTGAGCGCGTTGGCGTTCACACTGTCGAACGTCGCGGTCGTCAGGTCGAGGAACTTCCCCGTCGCGCCACGCACCAGCTTGAGAAACTCCATGTTGTCGCGCCAGTGTGCGTTAAGCATCGCCTCGGTCGGCGTCTCGTGCGCGACCCACGTGCGAGGAGCCGTCCAGACCGCGGTCATATTATGAATACCACGTGGCGGACGTCGGCAGGAGTACCCTGGCCGACGCGCCCGCGTTAAAGTCGTTCTTCCCGGTGAAACTGTTCGCCCCGGCGAGTTTCGCGATTCCCGTCAACGCAGAGGTGTCAATGCTGTCGAAGTACGTGCTCGTTAGCGCGACGACCTTCCCAGACGCTCCGATCGGTACCTTGAGAATCGCCTGGTTATCACGGACGTGCGTATTGAGGTCGTCGGCCTTCACCAGCTCTCCGCTCGTCCAGGTTCTCGGCGCGGTCCAGGCCATCGTCTCTCCTCTTACGCGTTGACGCGCGTGTCAGTGTCCAGCGAACTCTGTCCCACGATCCAGCCGGCGAACAGGGTGCCGCTGGCCAGGCGCGTGGTCAGGTCCAGTTCTGTATAGCCCGTCCGTTCGAGGACCCAATACGTGAACGGGTCGGCAGGCGCTATCCCATACGAGCACTTGACCAGTCGTCCCTCGGTGATCTGAAGGTTGACCGACTGAATGAAAAAGTCCAGAACCGAGACAGGTTGTGTCTCGCCCGGCGGAATGACGCCGGCCGTGCCGACGACGGTCTCTGACAGCCCGATCTTCGTGCCGATGTCCAGCGTCAGTGCCGCCAGCATCAACCGCGCTTCTTGATTTCCCCAGTAGGTGAAGCCCTTGATCTGCGTGAGCAGTGCCTTGCACTGCTGGATGATGTACGCCGCGACGTCTGACGCCACCGCCGCGTCCGCCTGGTGCGGCATGTCCACGGTCACGTCATTCCCACCGTACTTCGCCGCACTGGCCGCGCTCGTCACCGTGACTTGCGAGGTGTTGTAGTCATAGATGCCCTTCCCTCGAAGTTGCAACAGCGTCAGGAACCCGTCCTGCGGGCCGTTGTTCACCACGCGAATCGTCGCGCTGTTCGCACATCCCTGGCCCGCGTTTTCCAACACCGTGACTGTCAACTGAGAGATCAGGTTCGTCCCCAGACCGGAGGCCAGTGAGTTGAACAGGAAGTCCGTCGTCGCTACCGGAGGTGTTAGAGTCACGCACCCGACACGCGTCGCCTTTGCGAGTGGGTCACGGTACAACGCGTTGAAGTCTTGCGTTACCCCACGGGGAATGTTTGGGACGTCCGGGCACACGTACAAAACTGTCAACGCGGTGGCGTCGACGTGACGTGGGTGACTCACCGCCGTCGCGGTGTTGATAATCTCCTCTCGCCCTCGTGTGGCGTCCACCTCGAAGATGTCCTCATCGGTGAACGTCTCTGAGACGGTGAACACGTTCGGCCGGCGATGTCGGCTCTGTCCGACGAACGTTCCGTCCCGTAGGACGAACGCGTATCCCTGCTCACAGACCTCGATCGTCTGGATGATCGACAGCAGGCTCTGCTCCGAGTCCAGTACGTTGTCAAAGGCGTAGGGATACGTGTCCGCGCCGTAGTCGATCAACGTCGCGACGGGCGGCTTCGTCGTCAACGCCAGCAACGCGGCGAGTAACTGGTCCGACCGACAGTTCGTCTGGAGCGTCAACCCCTTGATCTTCCCCTCCGACGCCTCCTGCATCCAGTCCACGCAGTGCACGTTGACCTTCCGTTCACGGTACTTCCCCGACTGTGGCTCGATCGCCTCGACCGTCCCGATGAAGAGGGTCTCCGCCACTCCCAAGAACGTCGCCCGGCCGCGAATGGGAATGCCTATGTCCCACCCTGACATACAGTTCACGTTGTTCCGCGAGTAGTAGCCCAACAGTCCGACGCTGTTCCCCTCGCTGTTGTCAAGTTGGAACGTCATCGAGCCAGGTGACGCGACCCTGTCGAGCATCGAGGTCCCAGACATGCCGCGCTGGATCTGGACGCCGGGGTTCAACTGCACGTCCTCCAGCTCGTGCCACGCCGCGCCGACGTATACCTCCACGGCGACGTGTTCGAGGTAGACCGGGTCGACCGGCACTAGTTCATCCCCTTCTGCGCGGCAGAGACGAACGCCCGCGTGATGCTGCGCTCAAAGCGCGCGAGCATCGTGTTCATTACCTGCTCGGTCAAGAGCCCGCCACCGCCGCCGTACTGGTCGAGCGGGATGAGCGCCTCTGGTCCCGCTTCACCGAAGATCCCGGCCGTCGCCCGCGTCGCGATGCCGCCCTGTGCGTGGCCGGTGAGCTGGTGTAACTCCTCCGGGGTCGGAGTCTCACTCCACACACTGGCACTAACGTTAACGTTGGGGATGTTGGCAATCGAGTTGCTCATTCCGGAAAGCTGCTTGTTCATATCCGCTAGACTACCAGCGGCCCCCTGCGTCTTTCCCGTGAAGATGTCCATCTGGTTGTTCGCCAAGGCGATGTCCCCCGGCAGTCCTGACGTCTTGCCGGACAAGGTGTCAAGCGCGTTTCCGGCGGCAGTCGCCGCCTCTGGGAGCTTCCCACCGAGCAGGACGTACAGTCTGTTGATCGCTTCCACCACCTTGTCTATCGGGTCGACGGGGAAGGCGACGCCGGCCGCCTTCGCCTGGTCGATGAGGCTCTGCGTGTTCGCGTCGAGCGTGAACCCATACTGCGACGATGCGCTCTGCAACTGCGCCAGGAGTGGCGCGATCGCCATGAACGCCTCCTGCGTCGAGGCGCCTCCGGAGATCGCCTGGTTAAACGCGGTCTGCGCCTCGGTCCCGAACGCGCCGATCTGTTGGGTCGTCAGTGGTAACTCGGACGCCCGGAACGCGTGCAGCGTGTCGGCGAACGCCTGCGCGCCCGCCGTCGCGGAGGCGAAAGCCTCGTTTCCCGCGAGCCCGATCCCGCTCAGCATTGGGCCGAGCAGCGCGGTCGCGTCTCCGCCCACGCTCTCGATGGCGATCTTCAGCTTCTCTGCGATCGGAGCGAACGCCTCGGCGGCGCCGAGCAACCCCTGTTGCTTTACCGTCTCCGCCCACGCCGTCATCGCGATGCTGGCCTGCGCCGCCGCGTCCTCTGGGGTGAGAATCTTGATGCTGGCAAACGCGGTCGCAAGCGCATCCTTCCGCTGCGCCGGTTGGGCGATGACCACGGACCACGCTGCCGTCGCGGCGCTCGCGAGTTGACCCTGGAGGTCGATCAGGTTGTTAAAACTCTCAGCGTACGCGTCCACGTCCTCCTTAGACTTCGCGTCGAAGAGTTTTGTCAGCGGCACGCCCGCCTTTGCCGCAGCCTCCGCGAGCTCGTCCGCCCCGCCGGCCGCCTTGACGAACGCGTCCTTGGCGTCCTGCGCGGCGAACGCCTTGTCGAGCGCCTCTGACACCGTCGTCCAGTCCTTCTCCGTCTTCGCGGCCAGGTACTGCGGCATCAGGTTACCGACGCCGGCCGCAGCCGCCTTCTTGGAGAGCTCTTCGAAGGTCCCGATGTTCTTCTCCCACGCGTCGCGCAGGTCGTTGACCTTCTCCCACTCCGCGTTGCCGAACATACTTTTCCACAGGTCACCGGCCAGTTTGACTCCCTTACCGAATATCTCAATGCCGGCGGCGATCTGTTGGACGGGACCCTTCGCCTTCGCGAAGTCGCCGATCGCGGACCCGAGACCGCCGACGTCGGACGTTATCTTTGCCAAGTTCGAGTCGGCGAGACCGACGTCCGACAACGCGCCCGCTGCCGCGTTCGCGATCGTCGCAACGTTAGCTGCGTCTTGGCATACCTGACGCAGGAAGTTCCCCGACCGTGCGGACATATCCGTCTGCAACTTCTTGAGAATGTCGTCTAGCGCCTTGGTGGGAAGACCGGCCGCCGCCGCAATGTCCCGGAGCTGTTGGAAGTGTGCGATGAGGTTCTGTATCGACTCGTTCGTCAGTGACGGCAGACCGCCCTTCAGTTGTGCGAGGGTGGTGTTGAACTTGTTGACCTCGACGTCAGTGTCCCCGAACGTCGCGCCCAGTACCTGTTGTCGGGTGGAGGTTAGAAGCATCTCGGTCTGGATGTCACGTAACGCGCCCGCCGTTTGAATTAACCTGGGAACGTCAAACGTCTGTCCTGCCTTAGCCGCTTCCTTCTGAAACTCAGGGATCTTTAGAAGCAGGTCGGAGTATGTCTTGTTGATCTCGGCCATGCCGGCTGCGATGGGGTCTCCACGCAGGTCGGCGGCCGTCTTCTGGATGGTCGCGTCGATGCCGTTATAGAGTTCGTTAACCTTCTTGGTGTAGGCCTCTAACTCATTCGTTCCGGTCTCGGCCTTCTTCGGAACGGTCCCTACGGCTCCTGCCACCGCGGTGTGAGACTCCGGCGCGGCGGCAAGCTTTCCTCGGATATTCTCTGCAAGTCTAACAAAGTCTTCCAAACTCTTCGCACGAATTGCGTCTGCCCTAACCTCGTCCAGAATCTCCTGACTCACTCTGGTAGTCACAGCCGCAGACAGAGCATTGTTCATGTCGATGGCTGCTTGGATCTTCGTCAGATGCTCATCGTTGGCGGTGTCGACTTCCGCCATATCGTCCTGCATTTGTTCGAAGATCGACTTCGACTGGAACGGGTGCGTTGCGGTTTCGTACAAAGCAACGAGACCAATGCTAACGTCTTTGAGAGTTGCTATGACCGCAGAGATCGCAGCCTGGATGTACAACCAAGCATTCTGTACGACGGTTACAGTATCACCGGTCGTATCGACGAACGTCAGCCATCCAATCTTCAGGTCCGAGAACGCCTCGTTCACAATCAGAGCGGCTTTTGCAGCATAGACGAAAGCATCAGCCAAGATCATGATGCCGTCGTTCACAAGACTTCGCACAGCGTCCTTGTTTTGATTAAGCAGATCGACCATCTTCCACAACAGGTCGCGGACGATGTTCATCGCCTCCCACAGCTTGCCGCTGGTGACGATGCCCTTTCCCATCGCCTCCCACGCCTCTTCTTGTGCGAGCTTGATGTTCTTTAGTTGGTCGGAGAACGTCGTGATGCCGCCGAGTCCGGCGAAGCGCTCCGACGTTAGTCGGATCGCCTCGGCCAAACTCTGTGACTTCGGAATGTTCTCGTCGACCACGATACCGTACTGTCTGAGCGCGAACATGCGCCCGCGTGCCGCCGCGACGAACGCGGATGAGACCTCCCCGGCGTCTTGGCCCGTCGCGTGCGCCAGGTTCAACGTCGCCTCGGTAGCCTTCTGCGTCATCTCCACGCTCTGTCCCAACATGACAAAGCGCTTCTGGATGCCCATGATCTCCTCGTTGCCCACCGTCCCGAGTTTCATGAGCGCCTCGGCCTGCTCCTGGTAGGCGGTGAGGTTCTTCTCGGTGTTCTGTCCCTGACTCTGCATGGCGGCCGAGAGGCGGAAGACGGCGTTCTCTGCCTCCTCATACGCCGTTATCGACTTCTCGACCGCCCCTACCACCGAGTCGACCGCCGACCTCGAGGCATCCAAGACAGAGTTGAACGCGGCGATGCCTCCGCCCACCGCCATGCCCTGGATCATGTTGTGGAACAGGTTCAGCGGTTGCGAGAACTTGTCCTGGACCTCTAGCGTCCCGGTTACGGTTCCGACGTTCATGCTCTTCCTCCCGCTCGCTTCGCCGGAATCTTAACCACCTTCGGAATGCGCGGTTTTCTCGACCGCTCTAGGGCCTCTTGTCGCCTACGCTTCTGCGTCGCCTTGAGCATCTTCTGCGTGCGGACGATCCCCTCCACGACCTTATACAACTCGGCACTGCTCTTCTTCGGCGCAACCGAAACCGGAGCGACCATGTCCCCGAAGTACGACCGCACCTGGTGTAGTCCCAGAGGCATCTGTCCCTTACCTCGGTGTTGGTTGAGCAGGACCCACGTGATCATACTGACCACCTCCTCTAGTCGCTCCGGTCCGAACGGCTCGAGTTTCTCAAAGGCCATCCACTCCTTGAACTGCTCCCAAGACATGCCGCGCAGCATGCGGTCGACGTTCGCGTGGCCGAGTTGCAGTGCGAGTCGGTACGCGAAGCGCCGAAGCGAGCCGCGCTTCAGTCTTTTTTTGCACTCTCAACTTCCTCCTTGGCCTGGATCTCGGTCTGGTCCAGGCCGTTCAGCCGCAGGGCCGCTTTGGAGATTCTCATGATCGCGTGGACGCACTTCGCCTTGAGCTTCGCGACGTCGGACTCCTTGAAGACGAGCTCACCGCTCTCGTCACATACCGACAACGCGACCACGAGTGAGGCGGCGTCGTTCCGCTTCTCCGGTCCCGTGAACCGGAGCACCGCGAACGAGTCCATGCTTCGGATCTTCACATCGCCGCCCCACTCGGGCACATTCACCGTATCGAACTGCACGTCCTGCGCCCCGAGGATCTCCTCGGCTGTCAGGATCTTTGCCATTTTCATCTCTCCTCTTTCAGTTAACTCGCCCGTCCCTACAGCGTGAAGTCGCCGGTAGGACGAACCGAGACGTCTGCCGTTAGACCGCCGTCCACCGGGCACGCTGGACTGAGCCCGTTCAAGAACCCGCTGAACAGCCACACCTTGTTCGTTGGGTCGGTGAACGTGATCCGGTGGATGTCCAGTCGACCCAGCAGGATCGACTGCTCGATGATGTCGTGGTTCGCCGCCGCGCCACCGCCCGGCACGTAGCCGATCGTGCAGGTCATCGGCGAACGACGCAGAATCCCAACGACGAAGTTGTCGATCAGGCTGTTGTGGTTTGTAGTCTCGATCTCCTTCCGTGTCAACCCAGGTGGCTTAACATCCCGCAACTCGCCGATCTCGTAGAACGGACCGGTCCCCGAGGGCTGGATCTCCCATAACGTCCCTTGTGCGCTTACTGCCTCTGGTGTCGGCATCTTTCCTCTTCCTCCTATTTACGGCGTTACTGGTGTGATCGTGGTGTTTTTCACTGCCGCGAGGGCGTTATAGGCGGCCCACGCTTTCGCCTTTGCGGCTACTACCGTCGGTGCGTGTACGATGACCTGCGCGGCCGGTTGAAGATACATCGGCGGCGAGGTCTGGTTGTGTACGGTCTCGGGCGGCGCGCCACCCGTCTCGCGGATCGTGACGAACCACTTCGACGGGTCATCCGACAACTTGGCCATCGAAGACGCAAAGATCGTGGTGTTCAACGCGCCGATCCCCGCGTTCACGAGCACGCGAATCATCTCCTCCAAGAAGGTCGGCGAGCTCTGTTTGTTGGCAATGACGTTGAACGAGTATTGAGCGCGGCCCTTCTCGTCCAGTCCGAGGATGTCGGCCGGTTCATTCAGCGTCTTGACCCACTTGTAGTATGTGCCGACCATCTACTTCTCCTCTCCCCAGTTCGTCGGGGTGCCCGCAAGTTCACACTCGGCGGTAAGGTCTTCTAGCATCGACCCAGACTCTTCAAGCATCTGGTTTTGAAGGAAGTGTGCCTCACCGGGCCGCGTGTTCGTGGCACCCGGACGTTGGTGCAACGGCGGGTGGTGCAGGGTGTCATCCTCGTGCAGTCGTTCGACGTAGTTCGCGTCTTTCTCATTAGTCCCACCACCGCCGACCGGACCACCGAACACGACGTCCATCCGCAACCGGTCCGAGTACTTCACGACGTGTCCGCTGCGCGCCGCGTTCCCCGTCGCCACCGGTATCCTCACGTCCTGCACCGGCTTGAGAATCTTTGAGTTCGCGATCCGGTACAGGGCGCCCCTCACCTTCGACGGGTACCTCTCCGCGACCTGCTTGATCGCGTCGGACGTCTCCTTCGTCCCGGTGAAGGTCAGCGGCACGTGCTCATTCCTCCTTCGGCAACTCCAACGACGTCATCGACATACTCGGCTTGCGGAGTCCGTCGAGCACCTCGGCAAACCGCTGGCCGATGTTCTCCCAGCGGAACTGGTCCTGTGCGACGAGCGCGAGCGCGTTCTCATGGCACTGTTCACTCTTGTAGTTGGCCATCGTGGCCGTCACATACATCGTCTGCAACGCCTCGATGAACCGTTCCTCGTCCGCGATTCCGCCCACGACGTTGATACCGGTCGGCGTGACGATCGTCGACGTGCACGGCACCTTGATCGCGCAGTCGTCCGGGATCCACTCGCCGAGCGCGGACCAGTCTGGCACGATCTGTGGTACGCCGCTCGCCATCCCCTCCATCGTCGTCAGCCCCCACCCCTCGCCCTGCGTGGTGGTGATCATCAGGTCGAAGATCTGGTATGCCGACGCGAGCGCCTCCTCTGAGACACCATGCCCGATGCTTGGCTCGACGATGATGAGCTTGTTCGAGATGCCGTAGTACTCGGCAAGTTGCGAGACGTCGTAACCCTGGTCCCCGGTCGGCGCGACGTGCAGGAACAGGTACGCGTCCTCCACCTTGTTCTGCTCGACCCACTTTGCGAAGTACCTGATGGACAGGTCCAGGCGCTTCCTCGGCTGGTTGCGGTTCACGTTGCCGATGATAAACGCGTCCTCTGGAACGCCACGGTGCTTGCGCAGTTCCGTCCGCAACCGCTTCCCGTCCCCACCCGACTTGTACATCTGAAGGTCGACACCGAGAGGGATCACCGACGACGGACCCTGGTATCCACCAAGCGCGGCCTCATGCTTACCAAACTCGGTCCACCAGATCGCGTGCGCGAGTCCGTTCAGCGCACCTCCCCGACAGTTCTTCCCGTCGACCGGCATCGTCGCGACCACCGGACAGTTGCCCGTCTTCTTCATGTACTCCGGCACGTTCCACGGGTCATTCTGCACGATGCACACGTCGGGTCGCAGGTGGTTCAGCAACAGCGCCAGGCGCCCCGTCCCCCAGACGTCCTTCCCAGGCACCCACGCAGGGTAGATGTCATAGGGGTACTCGTGCGGGTCCCCGTCGTAGTTCAACCCCAGTACGTGAACGTCCCAGTCTTTTCTCAACACGTCGAGCGTCTTGTGCGTGCACTTCGCAAAGCCGGTCGCGACGACCGCGTCACCGACCCAGAGCAGTCTCCTCATTTCGCCTTCTCCTCACGAGTGTTAGCGGGCGTCACGCCCATTGTCACTCGATTCTTGATCCAGCCATAGATGAACCGCTCGTTCTTCTTGCGGTTCGGGTTCTCCGCCATTTCCACATAGCGCGCGCCTTGCAGACACTCCAGCACGCGCAGCAACACATCCTCTCCCTCCGTTCCACGCTTCTTGAGAAACGCGGCCAGTGACTGCACCGTCATCGGTCCTACGAGTCCGTCTACCCGCACGTCCGGGTAGTCCGTCTCCTCTCGGTTGAGGACGTTCAGCGCCCGCTGTAGGAACTTGCCTGCGATGCCCTGGCCACAGTTCACCGCGACGTCGAATACCTTCTGCGCGGCGAACGGCGCAAGTTCGGCGATCTTGTCCAGCGCGAGCAGGTTCCAGTACTGCTCTCGATAGACGTACTTTGCCACGGCCTGCGGCATCGAACGCATGTCTGCCGTGTACCCGTTCGCGCGCGCCTCCGTCTCGGTGATGCCCCAGCAGGTCTTCCCGCCGTTGTCCTTCGGGTCGTTCGAGTATCCCCCCTCGACGATTAGGACGGCCTGGAACGCGTCCTCAAAAGCCTGTGCCGAGTTCAGCATCACCCCGCCCTCTCTAGTTCGACGACCCACCCGATCGGACCGACGTTTGTCGGCACTCCCCAAAAGTGTAGCCTGGCGGGAAGCGCGACGTCCCTATCTTTTCCGACGGACCAGACTCGTACCTGACGCCACCCGTCCGCCAACCTGCGGACGCCGTCCGGTCCGAACCGCCAGTAGTCGTGCCTCGTGTGGAACGGGTAGTCGAGCGGCAGGCCGAGGATCAGTCGCGCTCCGGAACGCAGGACACGTCGCATCTCCGTCATCGCCAGGTCAGGCTGTGGCACGTGCTCTAAGACCCAGACGCACAGGCCGTTGTCAAACGACCCGTCTAATATCTGCGGCATGCACATCAGGTCCGCCTGCACGTCGGCTCCCTCTGTCACGTCGGTCGTGGTGTAGGAAGACGCCCCACGGCAATATTTCCGATAGTTGTGTCCCTCCTGGTCCATACCAGACCCGGCGCCGAAGTTCACGACGTCCCCGCCAAGGAGTGGCAGTCGTTCCCGAAGGATCGCGTTTGACAGTCGCCGCAGCGGCTTCACCTCACTCATTACCTGCCCTCGTAGGACCACTTCTGACCCGGCCACGTCGGGAAGTGGAACGACCTGTTCCCGATCCCGCTCGTCACGCCCACGTGCTCCACGAACGACGGCACCGACGCACAGAAGCACGGGGTCTCCTGTTCTGTGCCCCACTTCCCGAGAAGCAGGTCATGTCCGTGGTCGCGAACCTGCCCGTATGCTGGATCCGGTCCGAGCCACTCCGCCAGTTGTCGCGCGACGTCCGACCGCCACAGCAACGCCTGCGCGCCGTAGAACGCGGAACACGGGTAGTGCCAGAAGATGTATCCACGCATGCGCGCGGCCTCGATCTGCGCGTAGTTGGCGCCGAGTACGTACATAGGAAAGCGCTCGCCGGTCCGCTCCACGTCGTGCACCCAGCGCAGCACACTGCCTAGGAAGTCGTCACAGAAGTCGACGTCGTCCTCCAGCACCATCGCCCACGCCGCACCCGCGTTCGCCACGAGCCGGATCGCGCGGGCCGCGTTCTGGTGCAGGGTCAACCGCTTGGCCTCCCATTCTGGGGCAGCATCAAACGCTTTTCCATTCCACAAACCGACCGGTCCCTCCGTCCACGACACGCGCAGGCTGTGCAACAACTCGGGCGTCTTCCCACTCGACCGGCCCAACGCCTCGACCGTCTGCCGCAGATACTCGTCGCCGTTGGCCGCCCGTCGGGCCGCCTTGATCGCGATGGCAATCTGTTCAGACATCTTTCTCTCCTTATTATCTTGGCACCGACCGCCGCTCGATGCCGTCTGGAGCCGCCGCACAACCACCTATGACCATGCGCTCGTCGTGGGCGCCCTTCAGCGCGGCGAATCGCTCACGGTCTGCTCCGACGCGCTGCTCGAATTCCTTGAACCGATCTTCCAACGATAGGATGGACTTCGTGTGCGATGCTAGTTCCACGGCCTGCACGGCGATGTTCTTCAACGCTTCCGCCACCTCCTCAAACCACATCTCCGGCGGAATGCGCTTCAGTGCAACAACCGCTTCGTTCCAGTCGTCCGAGTTCTTCAGAACGGTGTCCATCACCAGGTTCAGGCGAAACAGCTCTCTACGCATTAAGAACTTGATCGCGACGGTCCCCAGGCTGGTCATCAAGCCCCAGATGGCCGTTCCCAGAACGATGACAAATACGAGTTGCCCGACGTTCAACTGTGAGAGCATGCGCTCCAGCGACTCAAACGTCTTGACCATGGGAGACCTCCTCGTGGGCCGCAACCTTTTCGTGCGCCGCTGCCTCTTCATGCGCCTTGAGCATCCTGGCCACGCCTGCGGCCACCTCGGCTAGCAGATGGTTTGTGTCCATGACGTGCTCTTCGATGCGCGCCACCATAGCCCGCATGTCCTCACCTAGCTTTTGGAAATCGCTTCGTAGCGCGAGGATCATGCTGCGCAGTTCGCCGCGATCACCCTCCTCGATTCTCAAGGATCGGTCGACGGTGAGCCTCCAACTATCCACGACAATCTGCCACCGCTCGAACTCGTCTAGCCTTTCTTCCGTACTCGGCATCCTCTTACTCCTACTCGATGAAGTTGAGAGGCGGCTCATACCGAAGTGAACCGCCTCTCCATGCTCCTACTTCCCGAAGGCCGCGAGTTTCACTTCGCGTACCAAGATCGCCAGGAACGAGACCCCCAACGTCATCGCCCACGAGAACTTCCCCGCCGGGACGACGATACCCGCGATGGTGGTAGTCGCCGTCGCCAACGCGAAGACGATCACCGGCGAAGCCCACGACGGCAACTTGACCATCACGCTCTTGACGATCGCTGTCAATCCCGGTACGATGACCGCGACCAGAACGCCGATACCGCTGGTCAGCCAGTCGATGACCGGAGCCGGAGGACCGGCCGGAACGGCAGGAGTCGCAACGGCCACCTGTGCCAACGCGAACGGAACCAAGAGCACGGACACCACGAACACCAGCATGAACGTCGCGAAACGCTTCGTCATCTTCAACCTCCGCTAAGCGGGGTTTCCCGCCCGCACGGGTTACGAACTCGCTCCCAGCCTCGTACGAAGCCAGGCAAAGAACCTCTGAATGAGCAACTCAAGCGCGTCCTGCGCCGTCATCTCCGCCACGCTCGGCGCGCCTACCAGCTTGCGAATCTCGTCCAACGTAAGCCCGGCCGACTTCAGCGCCGAGATCACGGACGCCAGGTTCTTGGCGACCGCCGGTATGAACACAGGAGCGAGCGCGCCCGCCGTGCCAGCGATGCACGCGGCCTGCACCAACGCTATCAGCAGGTCGTTGAGCAACTGCGGACCGGGACACGCGAGCACCGGCTTCAAATTGCCATTGACGTCCTTGTCTGCGAGAAGCAGATCGCGTGCCATGATGCTCGCGTCCGACGCCTTCCACACCGGCGGCCCGTCGATCTGAATTGAGTACGGAACGTCTGGCGGTTGATAATCGCAAACCACCAAGCCGTGACCGTTCTGAATAGCGAGCGTGAGCTGCCGCATCCACTCGCCCCACTGCTCGGCGGTGTAGGTGGGATCGCTCATTGGACCGACACTTTCATCTTGCCCACCCGCCGCGTCGGATCGTCGGGCAGAAGCGTCAATACGCCAGCATGTCCAGAGACTGCGCCGTACGTCGTCGGGAAAGACGTGAAGAACTGGCACACTCCCGCGTCCATCGACCACGCCGGATGCGCGCCAAGGCTACCGCACCTGACCCCGCCGTAGTCGTAGTCAACGCCGTCCACCAGCGTCGAGCCCGGCTCCAGGCACCATGACCCACTCGCCGGCTGTCGGCAGTCGCCGCGCGTGAGAATGACACCCCAGGGATTGCCGGGAATCGTGAGTCCAGACGACAGCCAGAAGTTAACGCTAGCATCCGTCGCCTCCGGTGCGACCGTGACGTGGAAATGGCTTGGCCCTGGCCCACTGTCGATCTGCCCTCCGTTGGACACGGACAACAGCCGCACCAACCATACACGTTGGCCAGGCTGCGTCTGCGGTGGCACAGGGAAAGACATCGTGGCGCCAACCGATCCGTCCGGGAATGTCAGCGCGCCGGCTGGCACGTTGCCTCCCGTGCAGTCATCGCCCGTCGAATCGCACGTCACGCTGTAGCTCAGGACGATCTCGCCCGTCGTACCATCCTTGCGGCCCACGTCCACGTTGACGGTCGTCGTGCCAGCCGGGAACACCACATTGACTGAGGGAGTGAGTACCGTTCCCGGTCCGACGATTGGCGTCGGCTTGGGCGTCGGCGCGGGAGTCGCGGCTGGCGGTGGGATCGGAGGATTCGCGCAGTCGGTGCCCGCCAGATAGCAGGCGACGCCCCACCGTGCGACAGGCCCAAGGGTCGG